TCAAACATACTCCCTATTCGTTTTCTCTTCATAAACCTTTATCTTTTTGCTGACCTGCTTTACATTGCCATGCTCCTTGTTATGACATGCATGGCATAAGCTCTCTAGGTTGTCCATGTCCAAGCCCTTGCTCCAGTCATCCAGCAGCGGAATGATATGGTGTACCATGTCAGCTTGTGTTATCCTTTGCTCCTTTAAACATTGTTGACAGAGGTAATGATCTCGAATGAGTACTGATTCCCTACACTTCTTCCACGCTGATGAGTTGTAAAAGTTTCTGGCTTCTTTGTTCCTTTTATATTTGTCATACCCCCTGGCTTGTTCTTTCTTATCTGTTTGCATGACTCTCAATCCTAGTTTTAAGATCATCACTGGCCTTGACTATATCTGCAAATAACTTCTTGTATTTTCTTTTATACTCTTCTTTTAATTCTATCTTCCGTGTTTGCTTATGTTTCTTTTCGATGTCTAAAAGTCGTTTTTGCTCCTTCCGGATCGCCGCATCAGTATAATAAGATACATATTCCTTAGAACAGTGTGGGCAGGTAAAGTAATTTTTCTCTATCCCATCCCGTAGCCTTTTTGCTTTGAGTCTACTAATAGTAAATTCCTTGTTGCATCCTTCTTTACAGGTTACTTTCATTCAGGAAACCTCCTCATCTTCTATGAAAAATCATCTGCATTACAAAGATTCTTTATCCAAAACAGAGCATCAAACTTCATGATTTCCCCCCCTTTTTTTCTACACGTGTAAAAACATATGTATTTCCTATTTACACGTGTTATTACATGTGTTATAATTAAATCAGAAAGGAGGTACATATGATAAACCTCACCAAAGCATACTCATCAAGAGAGGTTATCAAAATCTTAAGAGAGGATGGCTGGATACATAAAAACACCGAAGGCGATCATTGGCACTTCATACACCCTACTAAAAAAGGAAAGGTGACTGTACCCCATCCGAAAAAAGGCTTGAAACGCCGAACAACAAAAAGTATCTTTGAGCAGGCAGGGCTTATATAAGTCCTGTCTCTCCCAAGGAGGTTTATATATATGAAGTACATTTACCCTGCTGTTTTTAGTCCTGGCGAACCAGACGAAGGAGGCTTTACTGTCACATTCCCTGACTTGCCAGGCTGCATATCTGAAGGCGATGATCTGGAAGAAGCCCTGCGCATGGCAAAGGACGCTTTAGGCGGCCACCTCTATCTGATGGAAGAGGACGGCGACGAAATACCGCGGCCGTCACAACCAGACTCTATACAGCTTGAAACTGGAGAATTCGTTTCTCTAATTCAGGCTAATACCAACTTTGTCCGGGAGCGGATTAGAAACAAGGCTGTGAACAAAACGCTTACCATCCCAAAATGGCTTAATGATGCAGCAACTGAGGAAGGAATAAACTTTTCTCAGACGCTCCAGGATGCACTAAAACAAAAACTTGATATCAAAGTAAATGACTTCTCCTGATGGGGAAGTCTTTTTACATAAAAAAGCCATGCCTTTTGGCATAGCTCATTTGCTTTAGGGAGTAACCTGAAGTTTCTCTTTCACTTTGGTCGGTAAATCGTTTTTTTGGACTTCTTCGTAGCTGGTAACAACTTTTTCGCCGTCCTTGCTTTTCAGATAAAGGCGCAGATAAGCATCCTCTTTGAATTTCTCTCCGGTAGGTTTCCCAAAAGTTACTGTAATTTGTTTCCCTTCATCATTATAACTAGGGAGCGTGTACTGGTATCTACCATCTACTAGTTTGCCTTCGCCTTTAATTTGGGTGTAAGCCTGATCTTTAAAGCTTTTGTTAAAATCGCACCCGGTCAATAACAAGGCAAAAATGAACAAAATACCGAAATACAAAGTATATTTTCTCATGCTTCGTTAACTCCTTTATACTCTTGATGTTTATAATTGTATTTTAGCAATATTTTGTTCCTTTTTTGATCGATTTACATTACAAAAGACTGATCAAACTTACATTTCTGTCATCCTTTGTGGCCTATGATATTATCTTATCTCACTTTTTACCAAATGGTCTGCAAGATGTCTGCAAAATCTCTGCAAAAAGTCTGCAACGTTTTTAATTTGCGTCTTCGTATGTCTCCAAACGAAGAGCAAATGCCAATCGATATAACGCTTTTGCTTTTGCATAATAGTAGCTGCGTTCACTCATGTGTAAATCTGTATATACATAAATGTCTGTTACGTCCTCATCCTGCAGGTATCGTTTCTCTACGATCTGCCGTTGAATATCGGAGAGCCTGCTTACCGCCTTAATAACCTGTTCGTATTCGCGCTGAAGTTGTTCTTCCCTGTCCACATTCCATATTGCTATGTCTTCACTCTGTTTAGATATGGCGTTCGTGTTTCCGTGGAAGCGAGGTGTGTAAGATGTTGTTGTTTTCACTTCTCTGCGAATGAATCCGAACTGTTTGTATAGCCTTGCAGATTCCAGGCGTTCCTCCACCCGCCGCCATGTTTCTTTTTCATTTAACTTGAACATGGATGTTTGTTCCATCAGCATCCCCCTCACAATCCGGGCAGTTCATTTAATCAACTCACAAATGGCTCGTTTGAGTATCCTTTCTCTTTCCTCAGCGGCATCAGTTCGAGCCTTTTGATTTTGATGTGCTTTTGCCATCTCGTCTATAAGATGCAGCGCAACTTGCCCAGCATTGTAACGTACATTAGGACTTTCGAACTCTCATTTTCATTTTGCATCATGTGGATTTGCTCTTTTAACACTTTCAACACATCACGAAGCTCTGGATCTTCAACTAATCTAATCACCCTCTGTACCTCCTATCTTCTGTACCTCCCTGCCCCTGTAATGAACCTTTTTCTAAAACCGTAATAAGCCAGGAATAGTGAAAAGATTTGATTTCAGGTACAAAAGTACTTGTTTTATGATGTATTTGTTTTTCGATCAAATACATTTCTCCCAACTCTTCGAGTGCATTTAATTTTTGAAATAATTCTGCCTTGGTATCGGCTGTATATGTTTTTATTCTGGTCATGGCAGTATTACTCATCCTCTGTACCCCTTTCCCATACTACTTCCATTTTTAACCCGGCATCAAAATCATCTATGCGTATAACCTCTGTTTCAGTTGTATCTAATACTACTGTCATAGTGTCTTCACTTACTTTTTTTACTAAAGCATATGTGTCCCATTCATACCCATCTTTGTCATAACCGGAGATATAAACGGCATTTCCGATTAAAGACCGGTCAAACTCTTTTTTCGCTATAAACATCCGTTCTCATTCCTCCTTTGGTTTGGTAGGGAGAAGGCTGGTGCCCTCTCCTTATTCGTCTACTTTTTTCCATGATAGAGAGATGAAATCTTGAGCAGACTCATTGACAATGTCAAAGATTCTGTCCGCTGCTTCTTCTTCACTGAGTCCTTCCAATTCCTCGTCCTCAATTTCAATTACATCTTCTCTACATGCAGCTGGATACCCGATGCTGAGTTTATATTTTATTTTCATAGTTAGCCCTCCTTATTTGATCATTTATTGCTTTTATTGCTGATAGGATCGGATAGACTTGATATGGGCTTACAGCGTTTCCGAGACCGTAACATCTGTCCAACCTATCGGGAATCCCATTAGTGCTTCTAGATACCGGGGGTCCAAATATGTGCCAATTAGATCTGGGAATCGGTCTCCAATCACACCAACTAGCATTTTTCCATGTTTCCCATTTTTCTCTGACGGAGCTAATGGCCTTATTTTTTTGTGGTCCTGACTCTTTGTTGGAGTAGGCAACAACGAATACCCTATATCGTTCGTGATCGCCGTCGACGGCGAGAGCTGGTATATGAAATGCCATTGCGGTGTAGTTGAGAGTTTCCAAGTCAGTAAACACCTGGTCGAGCCCCATTGTGATGTGCCCACTAACGTTTTCACCAAGAAACCAAGAGGGTGATAATTCATCCAGGATTCGAGTAACTTCTGGCCAGAGCCATCTGTCATCCGCCTGGCCTTTTCGCTTCCCGGCGTAACTTTCACCTTGGCAAGGATATCCTGCTGAAATAAGGTCAATTGTTCTACCTGTTCCAATGATTCCATCCCTTTCTAGCACCTCCCGTGTGAGTGTACATACATCGTCATATATGGGTGTGTTCGGCCAATGTCTTCTCAGGACTTTTTGCGGAAAGTGTTCTTTCTCGCAGAAAGCAACTGTTTCAATCCCGGCCCACTTTGCCGCAAGGTCAATTCCACCGATCCCCGAAAATAGACTGAGTTTTTTCATTCACTCTATCCCCTCCCTACCATCTTGACACCGTAAAGCTTGCAATAACTTCTCCGACTGGGTTTTTTTGTTCCCTGATGTGGCTTTTCGAAAGGAGGGTTGGCTTGTAATTTCTATACAGTCTCTCCCATCTCTCTGCATTTTCAGATGTCTCATAAGCCCAAATCTTATAATCTTCTACGTGACTATCTGGTTCTGTATCACATCCACAGTCACACCAATCTCGCTCAATGATTTTTTCTAATACATCTTTATCTTCTGTTACATACACTTCATCGCTGTATGTGTTCATCATCAAATAGAGTTGATCATATTCTCCCACATTAGGCAGCTCGCTTTTGATATACCTAACGGCGTTATAAACGGAATCGAATTTTTTCACTTTATTAACCTCCTAAACTTTTAATCTTGCCTTACAACCGGTACATACCCTTATAAGCTGCCTATCCTCGTATTTGAGTTTGAACCGGTATCCAGCACACTCCGAACACCTTCCAGGGGCTTGTTTCAGGTCCTCCAGCGTCCGTTTTGACGGATTTTTGTCCTTGGGTGACCGTTTACCCCTACTCATATCTTTCCAGCTCTATTTCCACCCTTGGACGCCGTCTATCAATCACATAATCCATCACATGTGGCAATGCCGTTTTGTCGTTTTCATAAATCCTGGCATCTTCCAAGGCATCTAAGAGTATTTTTAGACCATTGTGTGTATCTCGTTTAATGGCATTAGGGTAATAAAACCAGATTTTAACTATCACCTTATCCTTTGAAGTCTGCCACTTATTTTGCAGCCGCCACTCAGTTGCCTGAATAACTGCCTCGTCAAACCATTTTCTGGCTTTTGCTGAGTATACTTTTATTGCCCTACCTTTTACGTAGACATTTCGATACATATGATTAACAGAAGGTATTGTTCCTGCTATAACGAGCCTATTCATATCCCTTCCCCCTTGCCCCTCCTGGGCGGTCTTTTATCTCACCGTGCCTAAATAAATCCATTATGAGTATTGCAACTTCGTCGGGGTCCCTGGAAACAGATTTGGACATGTCGTCAATACTAATTCCTTGTTCCCACATCGTTTTAATGCGTTTTATGTCTGTAAGCGACCACAGAAAATCTAAATCCTCGCAAACGATTATTTTATTCATGGCTTACTAGTCCTCTTCCAGCTCTTGTTTGTCTGCCTGATATTGCTCGATTCCCCGTCTTAAAAACTCGTCAAAGTCTTTATCAAACAGTTCATAATCATCTATCTGCTCGTTCATGTTAGCCCTCCCTCATCCGGTAATTTAAATCTTTGTTGCCGATGATGGTCACCGTCATCCCGCGAGCCATGTCGCGGAGTCTGCTGCCAATCGCTTCGTCTATGTCCACCATCTGAGCAAAGTTGCGTTCGGAACTGATGAGCATGGGCAGTTTCTGGAGGTTACGGTAATTGATAATGGCGAAGAGCTGTTCTTTCTGCCATTCGGTTGGCTCGCTACGACCCTTGAACAGATCGTCTATGAAAAGCACTTCTGCCTGTTGCAGCCTCCTCACACGCTCGTCTAACTGGTCCAAGTCTTTTCTAAGCTCGTTAAATCCCTCGACGTAGGGAAAGTAGACCACTCCGATTCCTCTGGCCAGGAGGTTATTTGCCACTGCCATAAGCAGGTGTGTCTTCCCAGCACCAGGACGACCCAGCAACGCAATGCTGTTACTCCTCTGATTCCGGATCTTGTCAAAGTCCCTGACGTATTCACACGCTACCGCGTAGGCTTCCCGGACAATCTCGTGTACTTGGCCCAACTCGAAGTTATCAAACGTCTTCTTGGCAAACTCGTCTGTTATGGCTGATGCTTGAAACAGTCGCTGCAGTCTTCTCTTTTCGACACAATCGCAGGTGACCCACACATCCATAAGCCATTCTTCCCCGTTCACGATCTGAGGGGATTTTTTAAAATAGCCAAACTCGTCTTTGCACTTGTGACAGGCGTAATTAGCTTCTACCGGCTTTTGCCAGATAGGCGAACTCGCTTTCAGTTCCTCCGCTCGCTGCTTTATTTTTTCCAGGTCTAGACCCTTTAGAGCGTCCCCCAGACTCTTCATGCTGTTCCTCCTTCCACGGCTCATCTATACCACCTGAACGCCAGTTTTTTAATATGCCGTCTACGTAACCAAGATTTCGTTTGCCTTTTACCACTGCCTTTTTCATAGCTTCACATACCCAACGATCCCCATATTCGCTGCACATATCCTTCAGTCGGTCTGCAAGTACTGGACTCAACATACCAAACCCTTCATGCTCAAACATGCGAAACGGATCCTCTTGACGACTACGACTACCGGAAATCTGTTCTAGTTCTGTTCTGTTCTCTTCAGTTCTCTTCTCTTCTGTTCTGTTCTGTTCAGAGGGAATCCCCCGGAAATTCCCGGAATCGTCAGGAATATAGTCAGGAAATTTTGATTTTGTACGCTTGTGAAGTCCTTGCTGATGCTTTTCAAAGTTTAATATTTGAATGATCTTTTCACCTTCGGCTTCGTACCACAAAATCAAGCCTGCCGCGGCTAAACGGCCCAGTGCTTCCTCTACATTACGTACCGTTTTATCCAACATCGGAACCACCAATGCCTTTACCTTAGCCGGTGATCCTACCATTCTTCCAAAATCATCCGTGTGTGGTATCATCCAAGTGAAAAGCAGCATGTCGAAAATGTCTGGTAGCATGTTTACTTTTTCCGAAATTGATATGACTTTCGAGATCATGCGCTTTTCAGCCATTCCCTGCACTTCCTTTCCTTACTTTTCGTTTGATATAAGTTCCGGGAACTTCCCGGAATGTTAAGGAAAACCTCGCCAATCATGGCAAATCCTTTATCACAGCCTCTATACAGGCTTTTATGATTCTCTTCGACCGTTCACCTTCGGGTGTCCCGTCTAAAAAAGCGTGACAATCCCGGCACAGGTGTAGGAGATCTGTCACTTTCGTTTTATGAGTTAGCTTTCCTCTGCTTGTAATATGAGCACGGTCTGTGGCTCTTGCTGCGCCGCAACATTCACAAACACCTTGGCTGCGTTCTTTTAGTTTTGCATCGACAGACGGGCTAATCTCGCCCATCTGCTTTTGCGTAAATTTTACTCGTTTACTTTTTACTTGTTCCGATTTTGGGTAAGGTCTGAAAGGTAGATTCATGCCCCACCACCTCCTATGTTTAAATCAATCCGGACTCGTAAGCGAAGCTCATGTAAATGCTCTGTGAGCGAAGTAAATTCATTTCTCCAAAATTGCATCTTCTCATACGCTTCTGCTTCTTGTTCCCGAAGCTCCATAATTGCAAGTTCTGCTGTTGTGACTTTATCCTTTGTATTTGCCGCCTTGACTGCAGCAAAGGTATTTTTACGGCTGGCATAGATGCGTTTATACTGACCGTCCATGTAGGCGGATACCCGGCCCATAAGAGTATGAGCCTGGGTTAGTAACTGTATCTTTCGGATCAATCCGCCAGGTGAATCATCGTCAAATTGTTCCGCCTGCTTCCTATATGTTTTGATGTCGTTTATATATTGCGTAACGTCCATGGCAGCACCTAGAAGGGGAGTTCATCATCTGAAATGTCTAGTGGTGTGCTAGAGTCGTAGAAAGGGTCTTCAGGGCGTTTATTTTCATTTTTACTTGATTCAAGAAAGCGCACATTATCAGCCACAACCTCGGTTACATAGATTCTGCGGCCCTCATTGTTCTCATAATTACGCACCTGGATTCTTCCTTCTACTGCCGTCAAACGGCCTTTGCGAAGGTGATTGGCACAGGCTTCCGCGGTTTGTCTCCACGTCACGATATTAATGAAATCCGTCTCTCGCTCACGCGTTTGCTGGTTCATATACGGACGGTCTACCGCCAGGGTAAACTTGGTGACAGCTACACCGGATGGAGTATATCTTAATTCCGGATCTCTCGTCAGTCTGCCGATTAAAACAACCCTATTCAGCATCCTTTTGTGCTCCCTTCGCTTTTTCTTGTATTTGCTGTGTTAGTATTTTCTCTGAATCTTTTTTATGTTTGGCAACAAATGCTTCTACCCCATCTAAGCTCCCGTATACGGTCGTATATTTAGCTTTTATAACCGGAGTAATGGCCCCTGTCTGTTTCTTCCCGCCGCTCGTAGTATCAGGTTTTCGATCTCCATTATTTCTTTCATCTACGCCAGTATCTCCCTCTGGATCATCCCCAGTTGGTATCATAAAAGCTTTCATTAGAGCATATTTTTGTGCACCAGTTATAGCTTTATAAGTACCCTTATCTCCAGAATCCTGACCTTCACCGAAAGTGCTAAACGTAATTGTTTCACCGCTTTCACCATCCATGAAAGTAAATTCCACCTGAACAGTTGCGATATATTCAATGTATCCTTTTCGGTTTTTATGTTCTCGGATACTTTGCGATTTTACATTAGGGATCATGATTACTTTTCTGCCGGCTAATTCTTCACGTACTTTTTCATTTACATCTGCTTCAGTTGCATATTTGTAATTGTTGAAAGAGTTATAACCAGTTTTTTGGATGTATTTCACAGAATCCATTACCTCTGCAAGCTTCTTAACAAGAGTCATTTCAGCCATGATTAAACCTCCAGTTTGATGACAAGCTCATCAGGCTGTTGCTCCACAGTAATACCTTCTACCGCTTGACCATCTGGATCATAAATAAGTCCATTATTAAGCTTAAATTGCTTTTTGATTGCTACCTTATCAGGCTCTTCCTTGACCCTAACAAACTCAGTTAAATCATTTGATTTGAGGTGATTGATCAATGCCGCGTCATTGTAATGCCATTTAGGCTGCTTCTTCCGGAAGCTAATTGCACCGTAAGGAGTCTTTTCCTTGAACTTCGGATCCTCGTCTCTTTTACGGATTGCGTATTCACTTATCAACCCGCGGAAAAAATCTTCATTGTTTTGAAGGCTTTCTAATTCCTTATTTCTGAAATGCTGCAGGCGTTCAATCTCAACATCTATCAACTCATTAACTTCTAATTTCTTGGCCTGAAGTGCCGCCATTTTGCGCAGCACCCAAGATAAGGACTGGACATCCTTCACCTCAAACCTTTGTCTTGATTCTTCCGTTAACTCTTCTACCTCTTGAATTTCATGAAGTTGTAATGCATTAATCATGCCGTTTCCTCCTCAATAGCTTTTATAATTTCATGGTTCAATAATTGCTGTTGCTCTGATTTATTTACATCCTGCAGATATTCCCTATGCTCCAGAACAAGTTTAAGCATTCCGAGGTGAACGGTTGCCACATGAACCACACCGCAAAACATATTCAGGATTTCTATGTGATTGTGGCCTGTCTCCCGATAAGCTAGTTTTTCATCTGGTTCCCAATCCTTGACGACAATGTATTCTTTTCCGTCGTAGAGAAGAGTCATGGGTACCTCCTTGATCATTTTTGATGTATTGTGCTATCATGACCGTAATGTTAGTTTTTCAAGTAGGGCAATTGTTGTGCCATCAACAATTGTCCTTTTTTATTGAGCATCTGGAATCCCGTACTTCCGTCTTATTTCTTGTAGCTCTTCATGCAACATTTCTACTTCTGCAGGATCTTCTGAAAACAGATATTTTTCATAGACACTCATGTAAAGATCATAAATTCCTTGACCGGTCATATATTACACCTCCTTGATCCAGTCGAGCTTTCCATTTCCCTGTTTGAACCTCATTTACAAATTGTTCAAAACCTATTCGATGTTTCAGCCAAACATTGAAAATGACATAATAGTTCCCTAAACGTTCAAGAGATTCATCTGATATTCGAACAACTGCCACCTTAGCATCATCTAAAATTCGTTGGGCAGTCGTCCGAATTGTTTCCTGCGCTCTGCAATCGGCTACCATGCGGAGTACTTCCCGGCCCTTTAATAAACCAGTAGCATACACAACACCAGTTTTCTTTCCTGTCTCTTTGAAGAGTGTTTCTGATAGAGTCATATCCATTCCCCTTTCAAATATTTTCCTTTCTGATAGAATGGAAGTTGTCGAGACTTATCATTCTATGTAGAAAGGAAAGTATAAACATGTATACAATCCAACAATTACAAGCTCTAGATTTTTTGGTTAAGTCTATTACCAAAACAAATGGATACGCCTTGTATCAAAGAAATTTGAAACTCGTGATTGAACTCAATAATTCGTATTGGTACGGCGATTTTGTTGAAATGGAGAATAGACAGGTGCGACAACTGTACATTGATCATCTTGGTGATATTGAATGTGACTCTTACCATGCCCGCGATGGAAACAAACCAACAACTATACTCAAACAAATTTCAGAAACTTTCGATAAAACCCTCGAAGGGTTACCAAAAAGTAATTTTGGCCGTAATCCATTTACCAAACTTGATAACTTACCTTTGTTCTTTGAAACAATAGTTAAAGTACTAAGTGAAGCAAAAATAACTGAGGTACCGACTCCATTCCGCCCTTATTTACTCAATGCTCACACAATAGATGGTAAGTTTCATTTGCCATTTATTGATCTCGAGAACGAGAGGATAAAATTAGTTTCAATAATCGATATTACTGATTAATTCTTTTGTAATACCTTCTAATCTCATCAAATATTTCTTTTTCTTTTTCAACTTCTGATTTTGATTCACAATCAAGAATTTGGGAGATTCGTTTTTTCAAGTGGAAAGACGGATCTCTTTCTATTTCTCTTTGTGGCAAGATCTGAAATGCCCAATTTACCCAATCAAGAAATTCATATTTATTCATTTCCTCTATTTCTTGTGAGTTTGGTAAAACGGGTTCAAGTTCTCTTCCGTGTTTATTCATGTGTATATTCTCCTTTCCATGTCTGAGTTGATTTATTGATTTGATTCCCCAAGTCATCTACTTTTTTACTCAAATGGTTGATTAACGTAGACAGAGAATGAACGTCTCGTTGCAGGTCAATCAGCCTTTTTGTTTGTGAGAGCAATTCTTTCCCCGCCCAGCTATTGGGTTCTACGATTACCGTTTCTATTGATTCATGTTCTTTGAATACTTGTTCCATTGTTTTCACGGCATTTTCATTACCTTCAAATATTTCTTGAAGTTCTTTTTTCTCTAACTGCGCGCGTTCTCTTGGTTGATTGGATTCCCACATTTTTTCTATTTGATTGATTAACTCTGAAGGGCTAATGTCCCCTTTAATCAAAAATGTAGGTTTGATGGTTTTCGTTGCAGCAGTAGCCTTCTTTTCGTGAAAATAATTTTTAATTTCTAAAATCCGAATTGTTGCTTCAGTGGGACCAATAATACTCTTTTTTAAATCAATGCATACGTCCAGGATTGCGCGAAACAAGTCCATTTCATCTTCTAATGGGTTATTAGCAGTGATATATCCTTCGATTTTTTTCATGCTGTTTCTCCTTGTTTGAATTTATTTACAAAGTAAACTTGCCCCTTACCCGTAACTTTTGTAGTTTTGGTTATCCTCGTACTTCCGTCTGGATTAGCAATAGTCCTAGTTTTGATTTCAAACAATCCAAGTTCCATTGATTTTTGCGTCGGAAGATTTCGGTAATCTCCTTTCCTTCCCAGGTATCCCTCTGCGCGGAGCCAATTGAAGAGTCTGTTCTGCCCTACATTGATGCCGTTTTGCTTAAGTAGTTTTGCAAGTTCACCTATAAGGATGGAACTTTTTGAAGTCTCAAGCGCTTCAGCAAAGATTACCTTTGGTCTATCCTGTTCAATTTGCGATTCCAGCAACTTTCTAGCTTCTCTTTCTTCCTTTAGCTTTGTCGCCGCTTGTATGAGAAAGTCAGGATTGTCCAGTAGCTCGTCAGTCGCATACATTCCTGTTTTGCGGATAGCCGGGAGAACTTCGTGTGTAACCCAGCGCTTAAACTGTTTTGCTTCGGGTTTACGGCTGGTTAAGATGAGAGAATACAATCCGGGCTCATTTACAAACCAAACATTCCGATTCTGACCTGATACAAACAATGTTTGGGTCAGCTTTTCGTCCTCATCCAACCTCTTAACTGCCATGGATACATCTGAGTGATCGAGAACCGAACAAATATCTTTCGCTAACCACCACGGCTGTCCGTCTTTCATAATCACGCGAACGTCTTTTCCGGTGAAGTTAAACACTTGTAATTGATTCATTCGCCTACTCCTTTCTTTTCACGTAGCCTTTTTGTATCCATTCCGGGCGTGGGTAATATTCTTCATTCCCTTCAATCAGGAATCCTATAGGTACCTTTTCCCCTGCCTTTCTATCCGGCATCTTGGACTCAGCTTTTTCTGTCCATACCCACGGGTTCGGTTTAGCTTTTTGGTTCATTTTCGTTCTCCTTTAGCTGTTCTTCGCAAAATTTTATGCTGTCTTCGAGTTTCCTTTTTATTAGCGCCCGTAGCTCACTGTCTATGGTGATATCCATAAAAACCATCGTTTCATCTTGAGTCCACACATAGAGCCATCCGTGATAACTGTTGATTTTATTAAGCTGTGACTTAAGTTGTTCGAGATGTCTTTTTATAGATTCTATTTCATTCATTTTCTTGCTCCCTCCTCTGATTTTGGCGTAATGATATCAAGGGCATATTCAATTTTGTCTACATCCGTTTCTAATTGTTTTAGCTCAGCTTTGATATGCTGTATTTTGGTTTCAAACTCATATTTCTTTATTAGAAGTAACAGGTGGGGATCCGTCACAGTTTCGAGATGTTCTTCTTCGCGCAAGTGTATTCTCCTATTGCCAGATACCGTATTTTTTACCTTGTCAATGTCTAGGTAGCAGATGTCATATCTCCACTTTCCATATTTTTCCGGAAACGTCTTGCTTACTATTTCTACAATTTTTTGTCCTCCCTGTAGCATTGCGAAATCGCCTACTTTAAACTTGCTATTTGGCTTGCTTTTTTGATTCATTCACCTTCAGCTCCTTATTTGATTTGGTAAAGCTAAACCGTACTTGGACTCATCAAGGAGTGTTATATAGGTGGTACCACGGCGCTTCCAAAGCCCAACCACCTTGTATATACGATCATTTTCAAATCCGATAAGATGCGTTCCCTTTTTCGGGTCCCAGGTGCCTCCACCGCTAAGCAGCCGCACCGTATCCCCTGGATTAATATTCATTGACTTCAGCTCCTTTTTGGTTATTTCGAAAATGACGCTTCCAATTGTTTGATCTTTTCGTCCAGTTCTTCCTTCCACTCTTCATCATTCGCAAGATGGGCTACAAAAGTGAGTTGTTTGAGTTCATCTAACTTATAAACCAGATCAGCGTTTTGTTTTAAACATTGCCATAACTCTCCAAACTCCGACTTAGAGTGATTTTCGAACAGAGCGAATAGATTGCTATGTTTCATACAAAGTTCAGCCAGCCTTCGGTGTACGGGGTGTATGCCAATTTTAATTTCTGACATATCAGAGCTCCTTTCTAAGCCTTATCCCTCACTATTTTCAAAGCCTCAACCATTTTTCCCCGATCAGGTGAGTATGTCGCGACAAACTCCAATCCTTTTGGTGTAGAAACATTAATAGTTCCAGGAGTTTTGCCTAATTTAACTGAGGCAATGGCCTTAACAAGTGCCTCGGGTACTCTTTTCTTGCATTCAATCGTATGATCCATTCCCATTAACTCCCTCCGAATGAGCTTTTAAATAACACAATGATATTCACAATATCATTTTTGGTAAAAAAAATATCATTCTATATAATGTGATATTGACAATATCACATAGACAAGGTATACTATCTTTGTCGAGATGTAGTATACCGAAAAATATCCGGAAAAAGTTCTTGCGGGTTCTTTCCATAAAGTTCACAAAATCTTTGTAAAACGAGAACACTTGGGTTAACGGAACCATCTTCTAATTTTCTAAGGTGTATTTGTGAGATGCCTAGTTTATTCGCTGCCGCAGGTCTAGGCAACCCTAGCGACTCCCTGCAAGCACGAAGATATTTTCGTTTCAAGTTATCACCTCCTATGTGTTTGATTATAAGCGATATTTGTAATATCGTCAATATATTTTAAATATCTTTTTTTTAAAAAAAAGGAGGCGTTCTGAATGAATGTTGGAGATAGGATTAAGGATCTTCGGATTAAGAAGAAATTGACCCAAAGTGATATGGCCAAAAAAATTGGTACTGGTAGAGCAAATTATGCACACATGGAAAACAACAGGGTGGAGATAAAACATGAATTCCTTCAAGCAATTGCAAAAGAATTAGATGTAAGCACTGATTACCTCCTAGGCAATTCGAATTCTACAGTGTCTGATGCACACGACCTAAAAAAGTTCCTAGATCAAAACATGATATTATTTGACGGTATTCCACTGACTGAGGAAGAGATATCTAGGATTAAAGGATATCTTGATGCACTGATTTCTAGGGGAGGTAAGTAAGATGTTCTCTAATTCCCTTGAGGATTTCTTTGGTCCGGAAGTTGACATTTATGCAAGGGTATCTTCAGAGGATCAGCAAGAAAGAGAAACCATCGAAAATCAAATTGAATACGCCACAAAGTATTGTGAACTAAATAAACTTACTATTAGAGAATGGTATCTTGATGACGGAATAACAGGCACCATCCCTCTCCGTGATCGACCTGCAGGAGCAAAATTGATTAAGGATGCCCAAGAAGGGAAATCAAAAAAGATACTCATCTTTAATATGAAAAGGCTCGGAAGAGTTGCTAGGGTGACATTAGATGCTGTTTACGAACTAGAAAAACATGGGGCCAAAATTAAAAGTATGACTGAACCGTTTGATACTTCCACTCCCGCGGGGCGTTTTATACTTACCGTTTTAGCAGGCCAAGCTGAATTAGACCGCGATACAATGCTTGAAACAATGTGGCATGGTGCTAATAGGGCAGCAAGGAAAGGAAAATGGCTAGGCGGTATCGTTCCTTATGGATATAAGAAAAACCATGATGGGTTTCTGGAGATCAATTGCGATCCCTTGCCAGGCAAAGAGGATATGTCAGAAGCATCAGTCATTGAACTTTTGTACCATCTATGTGTAAACGGAAAAATGTCTACAATACAAATCGCTGATTACTTAAATGCTTTGGGAATTCCTCCGTCATACGTAAAAGATAATAGATCAATCAAAAGAGGACGCAGGAAAGAAAAAACTGCGGGGGTTTGGAGGCCTGCTCGAGTTGGCAACATGATAAAAAACTCCACTTATCGAGGTATACATGTATATGGCAAAAGATCGAACAAGGATAGAGAACTAATAGAAAGAAAAGTACCTGCTATCATCAGCGAGGAAATGTGGCACCAGGCTCAAATTATTCTTAAAGCAAATCAAATTGAAGCAGTGAAAAACACTAAGAGGCAATACCTCTTAAGGGGCCTAATAAAATGTGGTTGCTGCGGTTTGAATTATCACGGTACTGCTTATAGATCTTCCCCATTTTATGTATGTAATGGGAAAACCGCTTACGCGGGGCCATTGATGGGAAAGTGTAAATCTCGGAACATACCTGCACCGTGGGTTGAAAACTTGGTCTGGGAACAATGTGTTAATTTCATTAACAATCCTGGTGACACTGTTAAGGAATTAGTTAATGTCGATGAAAAAGTATTAGATCATACAGCTGCTTACATCGATGAAAAGGAGTTAGTACAAAAGTCACTTTTGAATAAAGATGACGAGAGACAGAGTATTTTAGAGCTTTACAGAAAAAAAATGATATCATCAAATGATGTTGAAATACAACTCACAGAAATAACAAATGAAAAAAAAGAACTTGAAGACAGACTCCGTGAATTGAATATCCTCATTGAGGGAAACGCAAGAAAAGAAAAACGGACAGATGATGTATTCCAAATTCTTGACGGACTTCGCGAAGTGATAAAAGAAGAACTTCCTTTTGAAACAAAAAGGGCTATCGTAAAAGCTCTAGTTAAAAAAATTATTGTCCATACCCACTTTGAGGATGGTGTTAAGAGGTTTCATAACGCCTCAGTTCACGCCGAGTTTTCTTTTGATGGAATCAAGGTTATTAACGGAACTCCTGTCCCTGTGGTTATCTTTCCGCTGAGCATGAAACACAAGGCTGTACCTGTACTCCATTGA